GGTGTGGTTGCAGTATCATCCATTAGATGCTTGTTGCTTTCGTTTTAATTCTTCTTCTTCAAGATGCTGCTGTAACAGTCCAACGTAAATATCTCTCTCCCATGGAATGAGATTTTCAATTTCAGTCAAACTATATTTATGAAACTGCATCAAAGCAAAATTAATTTTATAATAGTTACCCAAGTCCATGTGGACTAGGGCTAGGCGAAAAAACTTGCCAGTCCCTCCAGGAGCACAGCACTCTCTACTTTTGTTTTTGGATTGGTCACATTGATAGTATGTGAAAGTTTAGGCATCGTTTCAAAGAATTTCTCAATCTCTTTGAATTGAGCAGAGTTCATTTGTTCCAAGAAATCCGATAGTTCTTTCTTGCTACAATCATTAGCAACCCAAACTTCTTCCTCATTATAAATTTTACCCATACAAGATGCGACAAGATCAAACGATTGATCCATGGCATTCTTTTCACTAAATTCAAAATTGTTTTTGATGAACTGGTCCAGCGAAGGATAATTCATCTCTAGCATGAGATCATCATTCAGTTTAATTCTGTTAGTGTGATCATCACTTCGATTTACTTTAATATCATCCAAATCAATTTGGACAGTTACTTCAGTTTCACCATCATCAGGGCAGACAATGTTAACATCAAGTTGCTCACCAACAGACTTTCCACGAATGTTCAAGAAAAGATATTCAATATCAAAAGTTGGTAAGTGTTCTACCTTAATACCTTTAGTCAAAATACAATTTTTAATTACCGCTTTAATTGCAGTCGTAATTTGTTTTGTTTCTTCACTTTCTAAGGCGATAACAAGGAGTTTTTCTTCCTTTACAAGGAAAGGTCTAAACTTGACCGTCTCTCCAGTTGATGGCAATTCAAGTTCATATGTAGGAGCTGCAATTTTTGGTAAAGGCATAATGTCTTATAGGTTTTCAGTATGATTATTTATTGGGGGAAAACTAACTAAACATGTTGTTTTCACTTGAGAACGTGGGCAGTCCTAAATTAGCTCCTTGGAAGAAGTTAAATTGTGCTTGACCACCAGGAGTATTTAAATTGAAATCCATATTATCATATTTTGGAAGATTTAAATTCAAATCCAAACCCTCAGTAAAGGCAGCAGCAAATGGACTAGTTGCAGTGTCTCTAGATAAATCATTTTGAGAGCCACCAGGACCAATATAATATCTTGTGTAGTTCATAGAAACTGTGCATTTTAAAATTTGAGATGCATCATAAGTAACTGGCATAGATGTAATTGCCACCGGAAATACATTAACAAAGTTATATGTAAGAGGAACCACTGAACTTTTCTGATTTATATTTTTCTCAAATTTAGTAACTTCTAATCCACATCCTTTATAGGTATTTGGATACTTAACTCTATATGAGTAGTTCTCATTAGATATACCACTGGATGCACTTTCATTCATAATAAACTTCATCCAAGATTCAAAGAATCTAATTGCCATATATTGTTCTGCATCACAATAAAATGTGAGGTCAATTCGATCTTGATAGATGCGTCGATATGCATGCCTCTCAGTTGATCCACTAAAATCATTTCTCAACTCCGTGGTTGCAAGGGTAGAACCAGGGAGGGTGGTCTCACAGCATAATAATTGTAATCTTTCTTGATCCAAAGCAAGAGCATTTTCTGCCATGTATTGTCTGAAACCTTGCTGATCTCTTGGGAGACCAAGATAGATCATAAAGTGTGACGTTAGAGCAGGATTTAATAACTTACTCTTTATTTGAGATATTTTTTGTGAGCTTGGCGCTACAGAGACGGAAGCCATTTATAAATAAGTTTTGACTTGTATATTATGTAGTCAAGTTAATGGCAGAAAGTATTAAGAGTAGATATAAACCATCTCACCCAGAAAAGTATAAGGGCAATCCCAACAACATTATTTGTAGGAGTAGTTGGGAGAGAAGATTTTGTAGATGGTGTGATTTAAATGATAATATTATTTCGTGGGCTTCTGAAGAGTTCAGTATACCATATGTTTCGCCGGTTGACAATCGTGTTCATAGGTATTTCCCAGACTATCTAATTAAAGTTAAAGAGTCAAACGGAAAAATTAAAACCTATGTGGTTGAAGTGAAACCTAAAAAACAAACTGCACCGCCAAAGAAACCAAAACGACAGACGAAATCATATATCTATGAGTGTAACATGTATGCGGTCAATCAAGCAAAATGGAAAGCTGCTGACGAATTTTGCAAAGATAACCGAATAGAATTCAAAATCATTACCGAAGAGGAGTTAGGACTTAAATGAGCCGTCTAGGAGGAAACAACATTAATAATGGAACGAATGACCAAGAAGATATGATGCTTGAAATTATGGATCTTCTAAAGGATACGGTAACTCCAATTCCTGATGTCGGTATGTTATGCACATTCGTTTATAATGCAAAGACTCCTGGTATTACATATGATCAACACCCACTTGTTGCAGTAACAGATATTTTTAGTTGGGGATTTCGTGGGTTAAATTTTCACCATCAAGAGTCTCGTCAATATACTTGGTCAGAACTTGCTGGTCAAGTTTACATTGTTCATCCAACAGAACTAGATGATTTACTTTCTATTCCATATGGAAAAATGATACTAAATAAATAAAAGATCTCTGTATAATGTCGCAGACCGTAACGAGTAAGATTAGTGCTGTGCCTGCACAGATAAAAGCTCCTGGTGCATTTGGATATGGTGGAGTTAGAAAAACAGCATTTGTTGCGACAAAAGTATCTAAGACTAGAAACTCTGACGGAAGGACTACGTATGAAGTAGAGTTAATACAATATGATGATGCAAAAGGAACAAATCCACAAACAATCGCTAGTGGATATACTTTTTATAATGCTGCGCGTGATGGAAGTGGAGATGCCCTACTTGGAGGAGATGATTTTTCTAGATTGTATCTAGATGTAGATCAAGATATAAAAAATTCAAGTCCTGCCTTAGCAAATGAAATTGAAAAGGGATCAATCAATAGGTTATTTAAATCCCAATTAAGAACAGATCCAAAAATTAAGGAACTAGCAGGAACTGCTGAGGAGAGAGATGCACTAGATTCAGCTAGTGGATCAACTGTTACGGAAAACCCAAATCAAACTGGAGGAGATACTTCAACTCCAGCACCAGACGCAGATCCTCTGGATTCTGGAAAGGCGAAGGCAAGAACCAAAAATTATCCTCTAAATTTAAGATACCCACTAACACTAGAACCAAGAACTCAAGATACTCTAAAAATTGATGTCTTAAAATTTGTTCCTAGAAAACTTGGCACGGGAAAAAACGCATTGGGATTTGCTGATAGAGGACGCATTAGCAGGGATGGCGGAGCAGATGGAGGTAGACAAGCTATAGGCTCAGTTATCCTCCCAGTAACACAAGTCGCAGATAAAAATCAGGTTGGATGGGGTGGAGAAAAAATGTCTGCCTTGGATGTAGCATTAGCGGGACTTGCACTGGAAACGATAGATAAAGGTGGAGCAGGGTTTGAGGCTCAAGCAAAAGCGATTTTAGATTCTGCAGGCGCTGAACAGGAGGGTATCAAAAAAGGAGTTGCTGCATATTTTGCTCAAGCAGCAACAGGAACCAGAGGCCTATTAGCAAGAACTCAGGGTGCAATCATCAATCCAAACTTTGAACTCTTGTTTAATGGACCGAAGTTAAGGTCATTTGCATTTACTTACAGGATGAGTGCCAGAAGTGAACCCGAAACTCAGACGATCATGCAAATCATTAGAATGTTCAAGCAGTCAATGGCAGTTCAAAGATCAACTGCTAATTTATTTTTAAAGACACCAAATACATATAAACTAACTTTTAGAAAATCAACCGATGCAGCACATGATTTTCTACCCAAAGTTAAAGAGTGTGCTTTAACGAACTTCAATGTAAACTATGTTCCTGACGGAACTTATGCTACATTTGAAAATTCTTCCATGGTCGCATATGAAATACAGTTTCAGTTCAGCGAACTTGAACCAATTTATAATGATGACTATACAGAACTTGATCAAGATGCAGACACTCAGATAGGTTTCTAAAATGTCAAATTCATACTTCCGTAAGCTACCAAATTTTGAATATGTAAACCGTACTGTTGACGGTAAAAACATATCGGATTATACAACTGTAAAAAATCTTTTCAAGAGAGCACAAATAAGACCAGACATATTTAAAAATGCAACTTTCTTTAGCAAGTATTTTATTGAAGGAAATGATCGTCCAGACAATGTTGCAGATAAAGTCTATGGAGATCCAACATTAGATTGGATTGTTTTACTATCAAATAATATATTGAATATTCAAAGTGAATGGCCTATGACTCAGGAAACTTTTGAGACATATTTGCTAGAGAAGTATCTTGATATAAGACTTGTTCAAGATACCCATCACTATGAATCAATTGAAGTAAAAGATCCTGATGGCAAAATTTTATTTCCTGCAGGATTAGAAGTAGACGAAGATCAATCGATCACCTATTATGATAGAGGATCTGAATCTTATGTGACCATTAATGATATGGTTACTGAAGTAACTAACTACCAATATGAGGAGAGAATGAATGATGATAAGAGACAGATATTTTTATTAAAAACAAAATATTTAAATATCATACTCGATGATCTTGAGGAAATGATGGAATATAAAAAAGGTTCCACTCAGTATGTGAGTGAAACCTTAAAACGTGCTGATAATATCAGACTATTTGAGTAAGTTAATATAGGCTGCGACGACTAAAAGAGTCAGACACAGTTGATTGTATCTCATCACTCTTCAGCAAGTTTCTGGAAGTATGAGAGAGCATCATCTTCATCACTATCAGTAGACTTACCAAGATTATTCAGTTCAGTCTGAAGATTTTCAGGCAGCTCAGACTTCTGAGAGCGAGAAGAAAACTCAGGAGTGAATGAACCACGATCAGTTTCCTCATTCTCAACCTCTTCATCAAGGCGAGGACGGGAGGAAGACTTCTGTCCCAGAACCATTTGCAGACGATTCTGCAGTTGATCATATGACTTAAACTGATCAGCAGCAGTCAAAGCAGTCAGTGAATATTGCTTCTTCCAAAGTGCTTCCAGAGCATCATCATCTTCAAGGAGAGCACCAGGTGCTGCAAACTCAGAAGAATCATAGTTCCAGTAACCTGCAACCTTCTTCAGCTTCAGTCTGAAGTTAGCACCCTGCCAGAAGTCAAAGGGATTGATGGGAGTCTCATCCTCAAACTCAGGTTGCATTGCTTCCATGATCTTGTCAAAGATCTTCTTACCAAACTTATACAGGAAGACTTTGCCTTCGTTCTGTGGATTTGCTTTGTCCTGCACAACATAGATGTTGGCATAGTAGGACAGTTTACGCTTTTGCTTACGAACGGTATCCTTGTCAGAATCAACACCACTGTTCCACAGTTCACGGTTGTGCTCAGACACAGGATCTTTCTGACCCAGAGTGGTCAGAGAGTTTTCAATGTACCAACCACCAGGGCCTTGGAAGGCATGGGAGTACATCTTTGCCCAAGGAAGTTCTTCACCTTCAGGGGCAGGCAGGAAACGGATCACGGCATAACCATTGCCGGTCTTGTCCATTTCAGGTTTCCAGAGACGGTCATCTCCACCGCCACCGTTGTTGTTCATCTTCTCAACTTCCTTGACCAGTTTGGAGGTCAGGGAACCAAGGGAGGATTGCTTTTTAAGATTTGCGAAAGACATAAGATTTGTTGGATTAGTTAGATTTGGCTTTTGTGTACCCGCTTATTCTACAGGTCGGAACCTGTCGTGTCAATCTGCGATTTCATAATATCAAGCATTTTGTTCATTTGATCAAAGACCGTTGTAATTTCAACATCAGGGGGGAGACCCATCATCTTAGCAGACTCTATAATATTTTGTTTCATCTTCTTTGCTTCAGGATCCTCTGATAGGGAGAGCCTTGCAAAGAGAACTTTCTGCTTATTCAAAAGTTTCTCAAGAAGTTTAACATGATGTAGTTTTTCACTATTGTTCATGAAGGCAAACTTCATCACACTGGAATATACTTCCTCTTGTAGTTCAGAGATTTCAACCATCTCTGCCCTTACGATTTCAGAATCAAAAAAACTCATTTGTCTCCAATTACTACTTCTCTCAAAATGTTTTTGTAACGAGGTACATCAATATTTAGAAATGGAGAATATTTTTTCATTCTCATACTGACGGTTTCCCACACCGGGTCAATGAGATTTTTATCCCATTGTTTTTGATATCCTAGAATGCCATTAAGGATCACCATAGTCTCAATAGAAACATTTCCACGGAGATATTCTTTGAGTATTTGTGGATGTCGTAATCCATCCATGGCAAACATAGAATCAAAGTTGTTGTCATCAAAGATCGTTTCTACCTCTTGCTTGAAGAGATAAGAAAGAGATTGTGTTCTCTTTTTCCATGCAGTGTATCGGCCTTCACCCTCTTTAATCATCTCACCAATCCAGAGTTTACTTGGATCAGTGCATGTGATGAAGTTAGACACAAAGAAATCTACTACTTCTTTGTCATCTTTATTACGTGCCAACTTCTCAAACCAGAAACGATCTTTGCGCTTATAAAATGATTTGACAGTTGCACGACTCTTTCCATTATATTTGTGATAGTCATAAGAATCTTTCGTGAAGTGATTCTTCATCGACAAATAACAACGATATGCATCAAACGGCATCATAAAAAAGTAATAGGGTGATTTTTTTGGCGAAAATTTTTTCGCCCCCCTTTGAAATTAGAACACTAATTTTGCACGGGAAGTTTTTTTAAGAA